GCAAAATCACGAACTAGAGAAGGAATCACGTTATCAAGATACAACTGCTTACGAGATTGCTCTTTGTTTGCGTTAGTCTTGTTATCCGGATCGTTTAGAAGTTCAGATGGATAATTGTACACATTACAGATATCTCTCTGCGACATCTTACCGCTTTCTAGTATCTCTAAGTCTATTGGGGGAATACCAAAAGCCTGGAATCCTAACTTTGCGCTTGATACTAACCAGGATTTATAGTTATCAGGCCCATTCATAGAACGAAGATAATGCTCTAGTTGCGCTCTCTGCTCTTCTGTTAGTCTGTCGATATCGGGATCATCAGGAAATACTACACCGCTTGCTCCACCATTACGGAAGGCTTTGGATAATGCGTTATCGCCATCATTACCTAATCGGATTGCGCTACGTGCAGACTTGAGAGGAGACATACCGTACAAGTGATTACCTACTCCATCATAGTCAGGATTCCAATATTTCCAATGCATTACAGAATCGGCCTCTAGCCTTTCACCTGAGTAACCGTATACATCAAGCATATATGCCTTAATTAGACTCTCATACGAAGCATCTGCGATTATATTGGTAAACTGAGAAGGCATTACCCACATCTCTCCAATACTGCCATCACCTAACTCAACGAAGTGAGTATATCCGTTGCCGGTGATTAGCTGAAAGCCTTTCATATTCTCATACCATTCGGGATATCCTTGTAATGGATTAGGATTGTTTATGAGCTTATATAAAGGATCACGTTCATCTGTAACATCCTCAAAGGCTTGCTCTTTTAATTCTAGAGCGTAATCTATATTCTTTTGAGTAGCGCCGTTACGCATACCGTATTTCATTTTACGATACTGATGCGCTTTCTTTACATCCTTAACCTCGTGTACTACTGGAGGAACAGAAGAGGCCGATCTAGTTATTCCGTTCACCACAGAATAAACATCGGGATTAGTTTCATAGGCATCTGCTACATATCCCTCTTGAGTGTCTGAGAATACGATAGGTGAGCCGGATTGATAGCGAAACAACTGCCTATTAAGCCTATTGTTTAGCCGTTGTTTTTTGAAAGGGATTAAATCGCTAAAATTCATTTGCAAATATTTTGTTACAATTTAAGCAATTTTATGAAAAGAAACGAGAGCCTCTCACAACTCTCGTAACTCAGAGAATAATAAAACATCAAACAATACTGAAATCTAGTTTTTTACGGCGCAATTTATCGGTTAATGCATATCTAATCGCATCAATGCCGTGATTAAAGTCATCTATCGGTTTATTCGTTGACTGTCCATGCCGATCCTTCGCCCAAATATACGAAGAAAATTCCTCTATTAGATTCTTACTTGATGCGTGTATGTTGACCTGGTATTCGTTTATCCTCTGAATGCCGTACATAATAGAATCCTTACCTTTCTGCGCCGGAGAAACCCAAATACCTTCTCTTTTTAGTTCCTCGATGCTTTTAGGTTCGGCGCTATCTGCTATTATTTGATCCGTTATCTCTAAACTCTTTATCAAACGACTAATATCTTGGTTCGTAAGTCCTTTCCGGTAGATGTGTTCTTTAACGTACAAAGCGCCGTGAGCCATTCGTATCTCAATGAGCGTAGTAGGATCATTAGTGAAACCGAAATCCATACCAAAGACTCTCCATTTATACTCCGGCCATTCCTTTGTAGTTTTAAAATTAGGAAATATTAGTCCTTCTAATCTTCCTACTTCCCCCATACCATACACCTTCCACCGATATTCGTTAGCCGTTCCTCTCTTAATGTTCTCAGGTGTTGGCTCGTAGCTTTCTATCTTCTCTATAATAGCCGGCGCAATAAAATCATTATCTAAGTAAGTCGTTACATTCCATTCGACATCATCTCTGCCTTCTAGTTGATCGTGCGCCCAAAACCTTGCGCTCGGATTAAAATCAATTATAGTTTGTTTTGTTGTCCTCATATTGATTTGCTCGAATATGCCGTACTTGATAGCATTGGCCTCGTTGAAGAAGGCTCGATCTCTCTTACCTGATCGAGCATCATACTCATCTTGGAATGACTTGAACTCTATTACCGAACCGTTGATAGATTCAAATATACGATCCGACTTGTTTTCATACGGCCAGTATATTTTTAGCTCAGGAGTATTGGCTAGTATATTCTTGGCATCTCGATAAGCTCCCGACTTTAGATTAGGAACATCTTCTGCGATTACCGTGATTGTTTCCTTTGGATTCTCTGCTCCAACCATAAAAAGATATTGGAGAATCGTGTACGTTTTTCCGGAGGAGCTTCCGCCTTGTTGTACGTTAATAGGTTTATTTTTTAGGAGGCTTTGATGAACCTTTTGATTCATCCCCATCTTGAACGTTTCCATACACTACCTCCAATTTTGGGAGTTTTACTTCTCCGCTATGTTCTCTGTATTCCATTGCTAATGCTTTTCTTTCGTCATTAGTTGCAAGTAGCTTGTATAAAGCTAGGAGACTAGCCGGTGATTTACTCTGATGCAGTTTTGATCGAATCGATACTTTTGTTCGCATAGCATTTTTGTTAAGTTTTTCTTTTATGGCCTTCGATTTCTCCGAATCAGGAGGAAAATGCTCATAAAATGTACTCTCTGCTATACCTAGATAAGCTACCACATCAGAAACAAAAAAAAGGTTATTTTTATCAATGTCCTCTATGGCTCTCTCGTATAATTCGCTAGTCTTGTACGCCATACGGTTCTCCGTTTATTTTTATCTCCAATGTATCATCTAGCTTTCTCATTCGGTCTATTATAACTTGGCAATACTTCGGGTCTAACTCCATACCGTAGCATTTACGTTTAAGTTGGTGTGATGCTACCATTGTTGAGCCTCCACCTAAGAAACTATCATATATTAAGTCATTAGACTTACTACTATTTTTTAATGCTCTTTCTACTACATCAATAGGTTTTTGTGTTAAATGAAAATTATTTTGCTTGTCTTTTGGGAATTCCCATACTGTTTTTTCGTTTGTTGCTCCATACCAGTTAATGCTTTTTCCTTTTTTAAATCCGTATATACAAGGCTCATAGTTAGGTATGTATTGACTCATAAATGCTCCTGACCCACTTTTAACTTTATACCAACAAATTACCGCTCTAACTTCAATGGGTGTTTTTGACAAACCTGCATAAGTCTCTTTAGACTTTCCACCTGCATACCATATATAAAAAGGAGAAGTGTCTTTTGAAAAAATACAAGCATTATTTATAGCATCCTCAAATAGACTAGACAATTTATCATCTTGAAACTCATCGCTTTCAATACCTTCTCTTTGTTTTTTATTATGGCCTCCAGTATAACTAACTCCATAAGGCGGGTCGGTAAATACCATATCCGCTTTCTCCCCGTTCATCAAACTTGCAACAGCATCGCTATCAGTGGAATCCCCACAAAGTAACCTATGCTCTCCTATCTCGATTAAATCTCCAAGCACTACATCGACCTTTATATCTTCGGGTTCTTCGTAGTTATCCTCCTCTGCCTCTAGCTCCTCCGCTTCAATATCCCCAAATAATTCCTCATCGCTGAATCCCCAATCGGTCAATTCCTCAACCTCGAAGTAATTGGCTAGGGCATCATAATCCCATCCACCAGTATTTTTATTGAGTCGGATGTTTAACTCTCTCTCCTTCTCTTTGTCGAGTTCTAACTCCACGCAGGGGAATGTTTCCCATCCTAATCGTTGCGCCGTTTTGAGCCTTTGATGGCCTCCAATGATGATGTTCTTTCTATCCGGATGTGTGTTTATAATAGCCGGATCTACTGCGCCGAATCTTTTTAGTGAAGCCTCGAGATGAGTTGCTTGTTCGTTTGTGAGGTGTCTAGGATTGTACTCGGCCGGGATTAAATCTTTTATCTGCCTATCTACAATCTTCATTATAGAGAATTAAGTATCTCGTTTAGCATCTCGGTAAACTGGGTTAATTGATCAGGTGTTACCCATCCCATAATGAACGCAGTTGTTAATGCTATTGCTACAGTATTACGGAGCGTAAACGCTTCAAGAAGTTCTCTTTTAGTTTGATTCCACTCTCCTGCAACGATTGCCTTG